GAAGCATGACGAACAAAACCTGTCGGTCATTGCGGCATCGTTAGAGCAGTTCGGGCAACGCAAACCGATTGTGGTCACGGAAGACCTCACCGTGGTCGCCGGGAATGGCACGTTAGAGGCCGCGCGTTCACTTGGCTGGTCCGAAATCGCCGTCGTGAAAGTACCTGCCGACTGGGGTGCGAACACGATTAAAGCGTTCGCGTTAGCCGATAACCGAAGCTCAGAATTATCTGACTGGGACAAAATCGCACTCGCCGAACAATTGCAAGACCTGCAGGAGTCCGATTTTGATATTGAAACCATCGGGTTCGAAGCCGCCCCCGTGCTGGACTTCTTACCCGTGAGCGAAGACAGCAACCCGTCGTTAGATGAACGGGTGCGACATGTTTGCCCTCACTGCGATGGTTTGTTCGAAATGGTGAGCGGGTCGCCTCGGGCTGTTGACTAAACTCGTGCTCGCCCCGGCGAGCCATGAAGCAGCTAAGTATGCGGTCACACGATGGCACTATGCCGGAGTGCTACCGTCGGGGAAGCTTGTGAAATATGGCGTCTGGGAAGATGACACGTTCATCGGGGTCGTTATTTTTTACCCTGGTGCTTAAGCCCGGCTTGGCGGCCAGTTCGGTTTGGATCATACGGAACTCTGCGAACTTACCCGCGTGGCCCTCACTACTCACACGTCGCCGGTGTCCCAGATTGTCGCGCAAGCATTAAAAATGTTGAAGGCATCTAATCCCGGGTTGCGAGTGGTCGTTTCATTTGCTGACCCGGTGCAAGGACACAAGGGCGGCGTCTACCAGGCGGGCAATTGGATCTACACGGGGGAAACACAAGAGCAGTCCCAGTTTTTCATTAACGGCAGATGGATGCATAACCGCGGCGGCTTCTACCACCCTGACCGTAAGACCGGAATGAAAAGAACCGTGCCACCGAAGCACCGCTACGTCTACCCGCTAGACAAAGCAATGCGTCGGCTCGTTATGAAAATGGCAACCGACCCGCCACAACTTAGGGAACCCTAACCATGCTCGAAGTAGCACCAGCCACACATGAGGCTGCAAAGTACGCCGTGGAAAACTGGCACTATTCCCGAACTATGCCCGTGGGCAAACTCACGAAGTTCGGCGTCTGGGAGTCCGGCAAGTTTTAGGGCGTGATCCTATTCGGCAGAGGTGCAACACCTAACCTGCCCAAGCCCTATGGCCTCACGCAATACGAATGCTGCGAACTCGTCCGGGTAGCACTCACCGACCACGCCGCCCCTGTTTCTCAAATGGTCGCCATCGCGTTAAAGAAACTGAAACAGCATAGCCCTGGACTTCGCCTCGTCGTAAGTTTCGCTGACCCTGATGAGGGACACAAGGGAGGCATCTATCAAGCAGGCAACTGGGTGTTCGCAGGCTATAGCCCCGGAGCAAAGTTCTTCCGCATCCACGGAAAGAAAACACACCCCCGCAGTGTCGGAGCAATGGGCGGCATTCAGTCAATTGACTGGGTGCAGAGCAACTTGGATCCAAACGCCCAGGTCATATTGACTGCACCCAAACTGCGCTACCTGTATCCCCTTGATAAACCTATGCGCCGCAAAATTTCGAAATATGCGCTACCGTATAGCAATGCGGTCGAGGGCTTAGAAGCAAGCCGCGGCAATTCCGTTGCCGAGGAGCAGGTGCGATCCCTGCCGACCGCTCTAGGGGAGGTGTAGTCGATGCCCGCTGGCAGACCACCGAAACCAATCGAGCAGAAGAAGAAGCTGGGCAATCCGGGTAGACGACCGTTACCGGAGGACAGCGAACTTCAGCATCTGCCCCGCGCTTACGAAGTTCCTGAACCGCCGCGACCGTTACTGCAACCCGGGCGTGAACTGTGGGACAGGGTCTGGGAACTAGGTGCAGATTGGATCAGCCCCCATACTGATTTAGAAATCCTGCTGCTTACGTGCGAGATGATAGATGAACGGTGGAACCTTCGGATCAAAGCGATGCAAGATCAAGACTTGTCTATCGGCCGCCGGGTAGACCGCCTGCAGGGGCAAATCGTAGAAAACCTCTCCCTGCTCGGCCTTACTCCGGCTGACAGAACTAGACTGGGCGTGGCGCGGGTGAAAGTCCGCAACGAAGTGGAGGAACTAATTGCACGAAGCAGAGCCCATGGCATGGCCTCCGAGGTGGACAACTCCGGTTCCTGACGATGCCCTAGCAAAAAGCTATGCGCCGCTGGTAATCGATTTCGCTAACCGGTTCGGAATTATCACGAAGGACTCGGTAGCTGGTCCAGCAGGATCGCCGTTAGTTCTACGCGACTGGCAACAGGAACTATTGCGGCATCTATTCGCATGGGAAGACGACGGGCTACGCCATCGCATCAGTCTGGTAGGGATGCCGAGAAAGAACGGCAAGAGCGCGCTTGGATCCATACTCGCGCTGCAGAGCCTCATTATGGGGCCGCAGGGTGGCGAAGTGTATTCGGTAGCAGCCGAAACAGAACAAGCCCGCATCGTGTTCCGAGACGCGGTGAAAATGGTCGAAGCAAACGAACAGCTGTCTAACATGGTCAAGGTGTATCGCAATGCGATTCATTTTGAACAAGCGAACTCGGTCTATCGGGTGCTGAGTGCCGAAGCCTATTCAAAAGAAGGACTGTCGCCGACGTTCACCATTTTCGATGAACTGCATGCTCAGCCGAACCGTGAACTGTTCGACGTGATGAGTCTTGCGATGGGAGCCCGCGGCAACAAATCTGCCCTCGTCGCTATCACAACGGCAGGGGTGAAGTCGGACAACACAGGGCGAGACTCCATTGCCTACAGTCTGTACAACTACGGTAAGCAAATCGCCCGCGGCGAAGTAGACGACAGTTCGTTTTTCATGGCCTGGTGGGAAGCCGCGGAAGACGCAGACCACCGCGACCCGGAAACCCTACGCGCGGCCAATCCCGGCTACGGTGACCTCAACGCTGAAGCTGATTTCATGTCTGCCATGAAACGAACCCCCGAAGCGGAGTTCAGAACAAAACGGTGCAACCAGTGGGTCTCGAGTGCGATTTCGTGGCTACCTTCCGGTAGCTGGGAACAATGCGCCGCTGATATCACGATATCGCCTGACGACGAAATAGTGCTCGGGTTCGATGGGTCATTTTCAGGAGATGCGTCGGTCATCGTCGGCTGCACTATGCCGCAAACTGATGATGAACTCCCCCGAATGTTCCTCGTTAAAGCATGGGAAAAAACCGAAGATGATGAACTTGACTGGCGGGTAGATATCCAAGACGTCGAGGAAACCATCATGCAGTTCTGCCGCGACCATCCCAAAGTGCGGGAAATAGCTTGCGACCCGTTTCGATGGCAACGGTCAATGGACGTGCTAGAAAACGCGGGCCTGCCTGTCGTGGAATGGCCCTCTACTTCACCGCGCCGCATGGTCCCTGCGTGTGCCAAGTTCTACGATGCGGTTGTCGAGCAACGGATCCAACACGACTCGGATCCAACACTGGCCCGCCATTTAGAAAACGCGGTGACGAAAATAGATAGCCTGGGGCCGCGTATCGTGAAGGAGAAACGCAACTCGCCCCGCAAAATTGACGCGGCTGTAGCCGCTGTGCTGGCCTACGATAGAGCAACACAGGCTAGAATAGAACAAGTAGTCCCACAGTTCTTCGGATAGGTGACATGTCGACAGTCCTACAGGTGGCAGGTGCCGCGTTCATAACCGCAGGCGCAACCCTCTTGTCGATACCCGCTGGCTTAATCGTCGGCGGCGTTTTCGCTATCCTCATCGGCCTTGCGATTAGGAGCTAACTTGTTCGAACGTCTATTCGAATCACGCGCTATCGACTTTCAAACGGTCTTCGAGTCCGGGGACGATATCGCCTTCGGCAACCTATCTGCCACTAACATTGACGAAAAAACTATCCTGCAGGTCAATGCAGTATTCAGCGCGGTCAGTCTCATTGCAGACACGATTTCCACATTGCCCCTCGACAGTTTCGTTCGGAATGGTGAGTCGCGTGAGGTGTACCGACCTCAACCGGCATGGGTAGCGAAGCCTGATGTAGATTTACCGCGCGAAGCGTTCTACAACAGCATGATCGTGTCACTGCTACTCGACGGCAACGCCTTCGTCCGGGTATTCAGTAACCGCCGCGGGGAAGTCGTGAACCTTACGGTGCTGAACCCGACGCAGGTGGACGTCAAACGCAATGGCATCGGACGGTTGCAGTTCACCGTGCAAGGTGAAGAAAAACCGCTTACCGCTGAGGAAGTTATTTTCGTCCCAGACCTTGTGCGGCCTGGAACTATCCGCGGGGTGTCACGAGTGTCTGCGCTGAAGGAAAACTTCGGGCTGGCTATGGCGATCGAGAAGTTCGCGGCCTCCTTTTTCGGACAAGGTACGAACATGGCAGGCATTATCGAGTTCCCTGGTCAGCTCACGGCAGAACAGGCAAAGGATCTCGCTCAGGGGTTCGATTCCCGTCACAGGGGCTGGCGTAAGGGCCACAAGACGGGCGTGTTGTCCGGCGGAGCACAGTTCAAACCGACACAGGTGGAACCGGAGAAGGCGCAAGCTATCGAGGCCCGTAGGTTAGCCGTGGAGGATGTGGCGCGGGCGTTTAACGTGCCGCCGCATCTGCTCGGCCTGCCGGGAACTAACAGCTACGCTTCAGTCGAGCAAACAAACCTGGCCTGGGTCACTCACGGACTACGGCCCGTCGTGAGCAAAATCGAGGGTGCGATGAGCCCACTGTTAGAGCGTTCCCCGAATGGAGAGCAAGCGTTCCTCAAGTTCAACCTCGATGGTTTACTGCGGGCAGATATTCAGGCACGAATGAGCGCATACTCGACAGGCCTGCAGGCGGGCTTCCTGACCATCAACGACGTTCGTCGTTTAGAAGACCTGGCCCCGATGGAACAAGACGCCGCCGATGCTGTGCGAGTCCCATTAACAAACGTGAACATTGACGACAGTCAGGTAGCCGCCATGCGAAGCAAAGCCCAAGCTGCCTACCAGTTGATGATTTCCGGGTTTGATCCGACCGACGTACTGGCCGCCATGAACTTGCCGGATATGAAACATGTTGGCCTACCATCGTCACAGTTGCAACCCGTCGCCCAGGTCGACCCGGAAGACCCAGAAGCCGTCTACAAGGACGAGGTGAACCCGTGACCATAGCAAACGCACTACACACGCTGTCAAATGTCACTCCGACTCGAATCGTCGGACACGACAACATGCCTCACGAGGTCACCCTGCACAACATGACCAAGTCCTCAAACGAATATATTTTCCTGGGTGACGAGAATGTGTCTACCACGAATTCGATGCATATCGACCCGGGTGAAACCTTAACCATTACCGTTC